AAGCTGTTACAGAACCACCAACTTTACCAGAGAAGTTTGTTTCTGAATCTGCTCCATCTGGGTTGTTAAGATACGCACCACCTTGAATATAGTAGCTACCAAAAGAGTTACCATTCTCATAACCAAGATGTAAGTCAGTGCCAGAGCCAGTGTAGTCTTTACCTGTATAAGAACCATTGTTCTCTACGTTCAAGTAGAATCCAGCAAATGCAGGAGTTGATAGTGCTGAAGCAGCAGCTATTGTTAGTACTTTTTTAAGCATTATTAAAAAGAATAAAGCTCAATAATAATCGTTTTTAAATTAAATTCAACTTTCGGGTGTTTCTGTTTGTGGTTCGTCCGTCTTATTTTGTTCATCAATCTGTTGTTGTAGTATCTTCATTGCACCTGTAGTCTCATGCAAAGCAACAACTAACTGTTCTCTTTCGACAGCTAATTGTGTAAGTTTTTCCTGTAAATTCATAAATTAATAAAGTTTTTTACCATCAGTAATAGCTTTATCTATATCTGTAAAAGATTCAGATGTCCAGATAGAAGTCGTTCCATCAACCTTTTTGTAAGCCTTGATAATTTCTAGATGCTCTACATTACGTTTGATCTTGTCCTTATATTCATCATCAGTTTCATTTGATGTCTTGGCGGTGTTGATGACAGTTACGCTATCACCAGCAGCAGAAAAGATTGCTGCGATTTCATCTGCGGTTCTTTCTTCCATAATTAAAAATAAATTTGTTTACAGTTTACCCTGCTTCGAGGGCTGTGACTTTTGCTGATAACTCTTTAATTGCATTTACAAGTATAGGTACAAGTCTTTCATATTTCATACCATAACTCATTCCATCATCTGTAAGATTTACAACTAAAGAATCGTCATTTGACGTTCCATAACCATTAGCTTTTTCTACTTCTAAAGCTTCCTGTGCTAAAAATCCAATATGTAATCTATCTCTTTTTTTCGATCCGTCAGGTGTTCCAAAAGGTTCTGCCTCTGTTCCATACCATGTTCTTCTATCCCATCTGTAGGTTACTGGTCTAAGTGCTTCTATCCAAGCTAAACCAATATTAAAACTTGTCACATCTGTTTTATCTCTTGAATCAGATGATGATATGGAAGTATCAGCACAAAATAAGTTAGAAATATTATTGTCACCTAAGCAGAAATTATTACTTCCAGTAGTAATAGTTCCTGATGGTGAATTAAATCTTAGTGCATCATGCCCGATTCCAGTGTTGTTACTTCCTGTTGTAATAGGAGTTCCCGCACTAGTTCCGATTCCTGTATTATTACTTCCAGTAGAAATGTCTGACAAAGCTGTATCACCAACTGCCACGTTAGAGCTACCGGAAGTATTCGCATCTAAAGCATTTGTTCCAACAGCTACGTTAGAAGCTCCAGTTGTGTTTTCTTTTAAGGCCGCAAGACCTACAGCAGTATTGTTATCTGCTGTAGTGTTTCCTGATAAACAAAGCCTTCCCACACCCGTATTGCCTGATCCTGTAGTATTTGCATCTAAACAAAAATAACCAATTCCTGTATTATTTATTCCAGTTGTGTTGTCTGCCAAAGCCTCTCTACCCACGGCTGTATTATTATTTGCGGTTGTATTTGCTTCTAACGCTCCCTTACCCACGGCTGTGTTGTTAGCTCCAGTTGTGTTTGCAAATAAAGCAGATTTACCAATAGCAGTGTTGTTAGCTGCAGTTGTATTAGATCCAAGTGCATTAGAACCAACAGCCGTTAAATTTTCACCTGTTGTATTGTTGTTTAAAGCATTTGCACCAACGGCCGCGTTGTTAGCACCAGTTGTGTTTGCTGTTAGTGCACTATTGCCAACAGCAGTGTTATCAGAAGCGGTTGTATTTGCATCTAATGAGGCATTTCCGACAGCAGTATTTCTTGCTCCTGTAGTATTAACATGTAATGAAATAAAACCAATAGCAGTATTTTCAGAAGCCGTAGTATTTGCTCCTAAAGCACCATAACCCATTGCCACATTATTACCTCCTGTAGTACACGCGTCTAATGATGTAGAGCCTACAGCAGTATTAAAACCACCAGTTGTGGTTGTTCCTAAAGCACTTGTTCCTACGGCTGTGTTGTTACTTGCTGTATTTACTTTTAATGCTCTATAACCAACACCAACATTATTATCTGCCCAATCTGCTGTTCC